AGACTGCGGCAGTGATGTTGCCGCCCAATGATGCCGCGCCAGAAAATGTGACGAAATCATTTTCGACAGCGGCATGTCCCGCTTCTGTAACGGTGATCGTTGTGCTGCCGTTGGTGGCTGCAAAAGTTACATCGCCGGACCCCGTGGTGAGACGTATAGGCGTGATGTCGTTAAACGATCCGCCCTCTTCGATGTAGTATTTCAGGTGTGTGCCGATGCCAAGGTAGTTCGACCCGTCGAGTGCGATCCAGTTATGCAGCGCACGAGCGGAACCGAGATAGGTGGACGAGCTAAACTTCTCCCAGCCGCCCAGCTTTTCCGGGTATCCAAACCGAAACCGTATCTTGTCACAGTCACGCCAGCCACCCTCGTTAGAATACGACGTGACCTCTTGGTTTATGCCGGGACGGAATTGTAGCTTCGTTAATGGCATGCCTGTCTCTAAGCCCCCGGTGTGCCGGGTGCGTTGAAAATATTCATGTTAATCGTACCGGAAGCGGGAACATTTGTATTGAATGTGCCGGTTACCGCTGGGTGCGACCACGACCAAGAGTTAGATGACTGATTGTCTGCGGTTTTAACTTCGCCATTTGTGAAACTACTATCGTCCCCCCACGGCGAAGATGTCAGGTTGAGCGTCTGCCCCGTGTTGTTTGTTAGCGTCATGTCATAAACCCGTGTCAGTCTAGGATAACTAAAAACAGGATTTGCATTTCCCGACCCCGACATGGTCAAAGAGTCACCATCATTCACAGTTGCCGTAACCGTTGAACCAACCGTAGCCAGTATCTGACTACCACCACGAGTCAAAGTAGCTTGCCCTTCACCCGAGTTGTTATTGGTTAAAGATATTGTGACGGTTGATCCTCCGGCAGATCCGGTGTCAATCGTAAAGCTCACATTGCCAGCACCTGTGATTGTGCTGCTTGTGCTGTCGTTTGAAACTACCGCTGCAACGCTTCCGCTTGTTGCACTCGTGGTTCCGCTGTCAGAATTGGATGCCACTACAGTTGCCGTGGAAGGAACCTCTGATCCACCGCGATAATACTCCGACATGGATATAGGATTCGATCCGCCGTAGAAGGTCTGAACTTCAGAAAGAGAGATCGCGTTTCCTGCGCCACCATCAACACCCATTTATACCTCCTATATGCTACCGAAGGCTGTCACGTCGCCTGTGACCTTGAGGTTGCCACTGGTATCTAGCTCCATCTTGGCGGTGCCTTGATAATTAAACCGCAACTTGTTTGAACTTATAGTTACAGTCCAATCGTTATCTCCATTGTCTACGGTAAATGACGTAGCTGCCAATACGCCGGTGACATTCACCCCTGCGGAGGTAGTCTCGATTTTTTTACTGTCGTTGTGGTAGAGTGCAACAGATCCACCATCGGTAAATGTTGCCATTTCGTGACCATCAGCACCGTCAATATTTAAGGTGCCCAACGTAGTAATGTGACCGTCTGTGCCATCCCAATACACAGAAACATCATCACCGGCACCAAACTTCAGTCTGTTAACCTCTGCACCGGAGCTATCTGGAAACTCAATGTTGTTGCCGTTGGTAGCAAGTACACCACCAAGCTGCGGCGTGGTATCATCAGCTACTTCCGGTATGAAGCTGGCCTTTTGTACCGCCGCGCCACTGCCAGCGCCGTCAGCGAAAATCCACGCCGTCTCGCCGTTTAGAATAGATACGTCACTGCCAGAGCCTTGTGTAAAGGTGGCCGTCTGACCAGAACCGTTCTTGACCAAATACACCTTGTCTTGATCATTCGGGCTGATGGTGATCGTGTTAGTGCCGGATGGAGAGCCAGCAAGCACCAGAACCTTGTGACCTCCGTCAGACAGCGTCCCGTCCGTGGTGGTCAGTGTGGTCGTCGTACCCGACAGAGACAGAGACAGAACACCGTTGATAGCACGATCAATGATGTCGAAGTTCGAATTGGTCGTCGTACCCCAAGTACCCGCCTGTTCACCAGATCCAGGTTTCTCAATGCCTATATTAGCTGTGTATGAAGATGCCATTTAGTTCACCACTTCTGTCCATGTTTCTGCCGTGCTGCCAGCATTGATCTCGGTCCAAGTATCACCAGTATGGGTGATCTCTGTCCACGTCTCGGCAGTCTCCCCGGCGTTAACTTCCACGAACTTAATATCACCGCTTGTGGATTGTACCACCAAGAACTCAATATCAGAAGACCCACTAGCAATTCGTGTTCCAGCGGTGCTTTGCGTCAGGTTGCTGCTTAATGTGCCAGTGGTTGCAAGTCTGATTCGTGTGCCTGCCGATGTTTGTGTCAGGTTGGCACTAAGGTTACCCGGCACACCCACCATGATACCGCTTGCCACGGATGCCTGACTGCCTATGCCCGTCATCTCTGAAGAGCCGGATGCTATATGTATGCCCGTCGCCGTCTGTGTGGCGTTAGAAGAGAGCGAACTTACGCCGGTCCTTACAATGCCTTGCGTGGCAGCAAAAGGCTCTTGTGCAAAGGCGGCAGTCGCAAACATCAGTCAGCGTCCTTGATGGTCAACTCACCGGCAGCGACCTGTTTTTGAATTTCGATCCATTCGGAGTTGTTTTCATCGACTGGGATAACCGTTTTTACGTCCCCTCTAGTCACAACTACATGCTGCGCTGTGCCGCCTGACTTAGTTTCAAAATTACAATATTGATACATTTATAACTCCGACGAGAAACCGATTGAGCCACTGCCATTAGGCAACACACCATACATTTTTTCACCACTCAGACCACTGCTGACTTGCATGACAAGTGTCGTCATTGACGGGCCACTTTCGGATATGCCAATGCTAGTGAAAGCTGTTACAGCACCCCCCAACCAGTAACCTATGTTTCCGCTTGAACCAGCGGTGACATCTATTGATGTGGGGTTTGACCGCATCTCTACGGGGAAAGGCACCGCTAGATACATGGCTGTTGTATTTGCTGCCATCGCATAGCCAAAAAAGTTGTTTGATGATGAGGATTTAAGTTTGTAATAATACCTCTGACACCTAGCCAACTCATCGCCAAACGACCGATGCTCAAACGGCTGGGCCTGTTCTCCAAGTTCAAACTGTACGCCAGTCATGTACCACTCATTTGAAGTGCTGTCTGACAAGTTTACGTTTGATGAAGAGATACGGTTTGCATTGGTTCTGGCTTCCCAACCCGTAGTAAAAGTACCGCCGGTGAAGTTAGACCCAGCCATGAGCCACCAACCCACATGAAAACTATTTGCATTGTCATCGTCCAGAACGCCTGTGGTGTCTCCTGCAAAGGTAACCGTCTTATGCTCCCAAGTATCTGCCGAATCAATAGTGTAGGTTTTTGAAAAAGACCTAGTATTATCTCTATCGTCCAACTCTAGAGTGTATGTACCTGTCTTGTTGGAACGCACAAAAAAGGAAACAGTGACGCTTTTTGCAGTTGATGTTCCTTTTTGTAGTTGTTGTAAGTCCTGTCCCTCAAATTTCATTTGAACACCTAAATGGTCTCCAGCAGCGGGGCTAGCGTCTGCGGTGGTGCAATCTAATTTTAGGCTGTTTGCAAAACCGTCTGGGGAAGTTGAAGACTGCGAGACGGTGTACGTTCCAAAGCTACTGCCAAACAACCTCCATCTGTCACAGGCGTGGTAACCGCTGGATGTAACGGATGCTGTGCTAGTTGACCTCTGCGCCACCTGCATTGCACCGTTGATTATCATGTTCCTGTCTGACAACGCCGACTGCGAACCAATCAGTGCGGCAAGTTCTGCTGCCTTGCTCATGCGAGGTCTCCGTGAATTACAATACTGACAGGATTACTGTCCACATCTGTACCTGAAGAATTTCTTCCCTGATGAACTGCCGTTCCAGTGGTCGTTGCGCCTGTGCCTGTGGCGTTCAAACCTCCGCAATCCGTAACTTGAGTTGTAGATGTAAATGCGTAATTTACGTTTGCCATGTCGCTTGCGATTGTAAAAGTTAATTGCCCAGTTCCGTCATCCACAATACCGGTAAGATTAAATGAGTCATAAACGCTATTGTCTGACTGCGTAGCTTTTGCCCATACCTTTGCTGTACCCTCTGCAATAACCGACGTAGCCACGCTGTTGTTCCCGCTGGCATCCTTCAGGGTGTTTACTCGCAATTCACTAGCCATTACGTTTCACCTAGTTTTGTAAAATAAACCGCAGTCAGATTTGTGCCTGACTCAACTTCTAGGCTTCCAGTAAAACTGCTTACGTTAAACATCACTTTGTGCGTAGAGGTGTCCGTCACATCAAATGTCGTTTTCAAAAACATTTGGACTTTACCGCCACCCGTCTCTGACTTGCCTTGCGCCGAAGACGAATAAGAAGAATTGTCCGTGGTCACTTTGATGTCTGCTTGAACCGTTGCATCACTGCCGCTTGACGACATGCAGACACTAAATTCAATCATGTATATGCCAGTGCTTGGAAACGTGAACACACCGGATGATTCGGTCATTCCAGTGCCGATAAAGCCAGGACTGTCTGTGTTCATTCTCGCCCAACCGCTAGTGATGTCACCAGAGTTGCTGTGTGCGCTTTCCAAGTTAATTACATCAACCATCGGGACAAAAGGAAAACCAGCCCCGGCAGTAGTCTGAATCGTATCGACTTTGAGTATGCTTGCCATTACGCAAGGTCTCCCAGCAACGAAAGGTTATTGCGAGTGCTGTCTTGTGCAGAGTTATTCTCTGTGTAAAATACTTCTATAAGACTTGCACTCGTGTCGGAAGCGGCATTTCTTACATCCAAAGACTGACCAGCATGACTGTTTACAACTGTAGCATTAAAGTTACAGACGTAATTTGTTGAACCCATAGCATTCGTAACATTCATATCAAAAAGTCCGGTCGAACTATCCGTCATTGAACTGATGTTCAGGCTATCATAAACCTCTGGGCTGGACTGATTCCACAAGACCCATGACTTCGCCAGCCCCTGCACAACAGTAGTTGTAGCACTGCCACCTTCAGCAACAGCGACAGCGTTGTTGGCAACCTTAACATTCGTGCCACCAGAGCCAGCCTTGTCTACAATGGTATCTACGTTGAGTTGGCTGGTCATACGATGCTCCAGTATCCGTTAACAGTGACGGTGGCACTTTGCGTAATCGGCCCTGCCGAAACACCGTTCTCGTCGCTGTCAATCGTGATGTCTGCGCTGATCGTCTGACCGTTCAAGCGGATGATGCTGTTGTTGCCCTTGAAGGGATATCGCGTGTCAGAATCCGTCTTGGTGTAGCTGTTGTTAACAGCGAACACATCGTAGACCACCATCTCCACGACATCGTTCAGTGACGCCGCCGTGACCAGCACGACAGTCGTACCCGTTGTGGCTGTGTAGTCCGTACCGGGTTTCAGCAGCACACCGTTTTGGTAAACATCCATGTATAGACTGTCAGAGTAGGACAGCACCAACGAGTCGGAGTCAGATCCGCTGAAGCTCGTTTGCCCCGCCGTGGCTTGGTACACGAAGCGGTTGCGGACGCCAAACTCTGGAGATTTACCTATGTATGGCATTATGCGTCCTCTAGTGTTTTGACACGAGCCTCAAGGGCTTCAATTTTGGCGATGGCTTCGCGCAACGCACCAGTCAAGAGAGGCACCAGTTTGCTCTGGTCGATGCCCTGCATGACTGCGTTGCCGCCAGCGTCCACCTCGTTGTGAGTGCCGGTGACAGCCTCTGGCACGACTGCCTGTGCCTCGTGGGCAAGAAAGCCGTCAACCGTTGTGTCGTTAGGGTCGGCAATGAAGTTGAACCGCTTCGGTGCAAGCTGCTTCACACGGTCAATAGCGCCGGTCATATCAACGACTGCTTCTTTCAAGCGGTGGTCTGACGATGTATTATATGCGACAGCACTATTATTATTGTTTGTTATGCTTCCTCTAAATGATCCACCACTTAAAAACCCAATGAAAGCTGAAGCGTTTGCTGATGCTGTGTCGTTAATACCTATTCCGCCGTGAGAACTGCCACTGAAATCAATACTGACTTTGCCAGAGTTTCGTTGGGTTGTTCCGTTTATAAGCACGTTTTCTGACGAGCTAATAGTAATAGCAGTGGCATCACTAGAATTGGAAATGCCGGTAATGCCTTCTTTGCCAACCTTAGTTAATGCCATTGCCTATGTTCCTTATGCGTATGGGCTATCGCCCAGCACAGACGTATCCCAAGCTGCCTTCAGCTTTGCAATCGTGTCTGCGTTAGTAATTGCAGATGCGGCAGGTGCATCACGCAGTGCCTTCTTCTTGGCTACAGAAGCGGCTTGTGCCGTGCTGTCAGCGGCTTCCAAAGCCTTCATATACACCACGTCCTCTGCGTCGAGCAGTGGTGCGCGTACCTCACGAATTTTGTCCTTGAAGATTACTTTTGCTGCCGTCATGTCCTCGGAGATGACTTTGCCAGAAAGCGACCACGCACCACGGAAGTGACGGTCAGATGGAACGGTAGCGGTTGACGCATCAATCGAGTTACCGTCCTTGTCTACGATATATGTTGTTGCCATCAGGTTGCTCCTTATGCGGCTACAGTTTCATCAGTGGCTAGATCTTCACTAATCTTCCAAGCATTGCGCCACTCACGAGTCGCTGGAAGCTGTTCCTTTCGACAGATTAACATCTTGGGCTTGTTGCCGCTATCATAGTCACGCCACACGGATTGCGGCACGTCTTTCATGATCAGATACTCAATAGCCTGTTCTTCGGTCATTGCATCGACAGGCTTGGTGTTGTGCAACAGGTAGCCACGAGTGTGCTTGGTGAAGCCCTCTTCAGCCTCGTCCTTGGCAAGCTCCCAATACACTTCTACCGGCGGCAATATCCCACCTTGCAGCGCACAAGCCATCCAGTTGGGGTCTGGCACCAGTATCTTGACGCACTCGTCTACCTTGTCTTCATACACGACACGATAGTCTGACTGCACACCATCAAGGTTTTCTTTGGCCCAGCAGAGCCTATCCCATAGATGTGTGCCTTGAAACTCTGGGGTCACTGTCATGCCATATCTCCAAATACAACAGAGCCACCGATTGGGACATCAGCATCGCCAGTAGTTGCAACATTGATGTAAGCTATTATGTGGCTAGTTGTTAAAACTGCTGAATCACCATCTGATGAATCAATACCGTTTGCCGCACCACTGTTGCTTGTGCCTCTTTGCATTCTTCCCATGACCACACAAGTATAGTCGTTGTTAGAAAATGCGTTTGTGTGATTGATTGTGTAGGTGCCGGTGTTTGTATCGCCGATGCTAGACACGTTAAAACTATCTCGCGCGGTAATCCCGCTAGTGGTGCCGTCAAAGTTTGACCGCACCTTGCCGACCCCTTCAACAACATTATCGGTAGTGACCGAACCCGCAGTCGAGTGCGTCAGGGTATCTGCTTTGAGTGTACCGAATGCCATCTATGCTACTCCTAACACGCCATCAACACGCATGGTACGAGATATGTGCCATCATCATAAGTATGTGACTTGGTGATGCTCGTTACTTTCGCAATCGTCTTGCTGCGAACAATGTCATCGTCCTGTGGCTTGGCAGTGCCATCACCTGCCGACATCAGCAAGTCACCTCGTGCTACAGTCGTGCCGCTGGCAATACGAATGACCATATCCCCGGTCATTGCGATGTTCATGTCGTTGTAGCTATCTCTATCATCCCAGTTGACAAATACACCAGCTACGTTTGCGTCACCCTCGACCGATGATACAGCCATACAATTAAGCTGTTCGTTGTCTTCAGTCCATTCAGCTTCATCATCTGTAGCGGCGTGTGTCCACACAACCATCTGGTCAAGGTTAGTCATCACTGTTCCCTTGACGATGCTTGTGTCTTTATTTCCGCTAGTCAGGCGCGACCAACGTGACAGATGTCCACCATTATATGAAACGGTGGTGCCAGAAACAGAAACTGTGCCTTCTTCGCTACCGGCCTGTTGATAAGAGGTGAGAATCCCATCACTTGCCAATCTGTTAAGGCGAAGAGGATTGTTCCCGTTGCAAGTAATGTCAAACTGGCCGGGGTCTACATTAAGAAAAAATCCCTTTGTGCTAAACGATGCGCTGGTTTTACCTATAATCACATCGCCGTTGGTGTCTACGCGCATACGCTCAGAGCCATTTGTTTCAAACGTGATTTCACCGTTGTTGTCGCTAGTTTCAGCAACTATTTTTGTTGTACGATTGACAGTCCCAAACTTCATCCCAAGACGAAAAGCTGAACCGTCTTGAAACTGTGCGCCGATAAAGTTATCAGCCCAGCCAACAGTAATGTCACCGTTCTCGACTTGAAGCATTGCCTCAGGTGAAACTGTATTGATGCCGACCTTGCCCGACGCAATGATCGTGTCGCCCGTGCCATTAGGGTCGAGGGTGATGTCGTTGTTACTCGCAAGGCTGGAGATTTTGTTTGTCTTTACTTCACTCATGCGAGGTCTCCAAAGACTGTAAATGTAACAGAGTTGCCATCAACTGCGTTGTTACTGGCATCAGGTATTTGAACTATGAACCTTACGTTAGATGCCGAAGTTGCTTGTCTAAAATGTCCGACATTTGGCACATCGTCATTAGAAGCACCATCGTCATATTTCCCATTAAATTGATACGCATGTGTGGTGTTACTAAAAGAATTTGTAAAAGCTATAGTTCCGTCACCTGTGCCATTATCAGTTAAACTAGAGGTGTTCAGGCTTCCAGAAAATATTGCGGCTGTTCCAGCCATGCTGAGACTGCCAGACACCTTCGCAGCATTTTGCTTCGTCAGTGTGGCCGCACCGCCGCCTGTACTCTGAATAGTATCTGCCTTTAACGTACTC